TATCTCCGGGTATAGCTCGCCCGACAGCGTGACTTTATCGTCACCCGGGCCGACATACTGATAGCGCGCGAACTTGCCCACGCGCTCGTTTTTGACGTGGCGCCACGTCACTTGCTGTTCCAGCGACTGGTATGGCGTGGTGCTGCGCATAAACGGGAATAACCCCAGAATCATCATCATGGTATTGGCTCCTATGCTTCCGCGCGATCGGTGAGCTGCGCACCGCGGCGCCGCTGTTTGTTGCGCTCAATCGCCTGGATTTCCTGACGGATGCGTGCCGCCAGTTTGTTTTCGTCCAGACTACGTGCGTCGTTGATGTTGATGTTAATGACATAATTGTCTGTGTTGGCCATGCCGGCAGACATCGCCGTTTTTATCTGTGCTGCAGCGGAATTGCTGATCGGCGTTGTGGAGGCGGCTGGCTGAACGGATAGCGGCGCCGCTGGCGAGCCTGCGCCCGTCGCGCCTGCCTTTGCAACTGCTTGCGATGGCTTTTGTACTGCGCCCGCCGCCGCGGCTATGCGCGGCTCGGCATAGCCGCCGTTCAACAGCATGGCCGGCGGTACATTCTTGAATACGATATCGCCGAGCTTGTTCGGGTCGCGCGTCTCAGGTGTGGGCTGGCTGGCGTCTTCCTTGTTTTTATCCTTTTTCAGCGTGTTGTGACCCTTGAGATCCAGCGCGCCGGCCGGCGGCTTGGGTGTCGAGGGTTTTGGCGCGTCCGGTTTGGATTTGCTGGCCGCTTCCCCTGCCTTGATCACCGCGGCGTCGTCCTTTTTGGGCTGAGATGGCGTCCACTCCTGAGCCACCATTTTCTTTTGCTTCTCATCCCAGACGTACATCACCGGCTTTTTCGGCCCGCTGCCTTTTTCCGGCATCGCGTTGTTCATCTGATTCGCCGCGGCGGCCGCCGCGCTGGCGGCTTCCGGTATCACACCGAGCTTTTCCAGCACCCAGCCGATGCCGGCCGCCACTTTTAGAATGATGCTGACCAGCCCGTTGAGCGCCGCGCCGACCACGTTACCGAACGCCACACCAGCGTTTTTGCAGGCTTCCAGATCCTGGGATGTTTGCTGCATCGGGGTGAACAACTCTTTGAACCAGACCCACACGCGACCTATCGCAAAACCGATGCTGTCAAAGATGGGGGAGAGTGCCGCGAATGATGCTTTCAGCGGCTCCAGGGCGGTCATAACGCCGGCGAAAAAACCGCTGAAAAATGCCTGAATGGGTTGCCAGTATTTGTAAATCAGCAGGCCCGCCCCGATTATCGCCATTCCAACCAGACTAATCGGGCTGATCAGGAGCATGACCCCTGTGCGCAGCGCGGTGAAAACGCTCATACCGGCGCCGCCCAATGATGACAGCCCGCCGCTAACCAGCGTGCGTAACCCGTTGCCCAGCGCGCTTAGCGCCGCGCCCGGCTGGGTGAATGCCATCGACAGCCCGCCACCGACGCGCCCGGCCAGGCTGGTTACCCCGCTTCCCATGCCGGTAATGGATTTCCATACGTTGCCCAGCGCGCCGCCTGCTGCTGTTGATGCGGCACGCCAGGACAGCAACGCGGCAGGAACGCGAGAGAGCGACGGCAACAGCCCGCTGAGATTGAATGATAATCGGTTGGTTAGTGTCGACAGCAAGCTAACGCCGCTGCCGCCGGACAGTGTGGAAATGCTCATGCGGAGCAATGCAAGCGGCCCCAATACCGTGGCGGCAATCAGTGCAAGTGAGCCGAGCGCCGTTGCCAGTAGGCCGATCACGACAGCGGCTTTTGTCATGGCGGCGAATAACTGCGGGTGCGCGGCGATCCACTGTCTGACGCCATGCGTGACTGATTGCAGCGCTGCCAGCAGTTTCATTAATTCTGGGCGCAGTGATTCACCGATGTCGCTGACCGCGTTTTTTGAAATTGCTTTGAGCAATAACCACTGAGACGATAGCGAATCCGCATCCACAATGGACTCTTTGCGCATAGAGCCTTTTGAGGCGGAACCCTTCACCAGTTCCAGCTGGCGGTAGAGCTCTGGCAGTTTGCCGGCCAGCTTGTCCGCATTCTTCCCGAATTCTTTGCCAAAAATCTGCGTCAGAACCGGGGTTCTATCCGAGTCAGGTAGTTTTTTTACGGCTTCCAATACCGTTAGGATGGTGCCCATTGCATCCTTTGACATATTTTGCTGAATCTTCTTCGCGCTCAGGCCCAGCTTGTTCAACCCTTCCATGAAGTTGTCGCCTTGCATGGTTGCGATAGACAGCTCTCGCACCATGGCGTTTGTGGCACTGGCTGCAATTTCGGGGGCATCACCCAATGTTAGGAATGTAGAGCCAAGCGCGGCGGCATTTTTGTAGCCCAGCTTATCGGCTACACCTCCAACGCGTTTCATCACGTCAATGATTTCGCTACCCTTGGATTTAGCATTGTCGTCCAGGTAGTTGATGGCGTCGCCCAACTGTTCAATATCCTGCGTGGGGATTTTGTAAAGTCCTGCGATCTTGCCGAGATCTTCCGATAGCTGATTGGCAGGCAGTTCGAATGCCTTGGCAGCCATCGCTGCCGTATCAGCGAAGGCCAACAGGTCGGATTTCTGTTTTTCAAACGGATCGTCGCTGTTAGCGGCGCCCATCCTTGCCCCACCTTCTACCAGCGCCGCGTAATCCACTGCGCCATTCTGCAGCGGCATATCTTCCGCGCGAGCCTGAATAGCGCTCTGCATTTCTTTATAGTGGTCGGTGCGCTGATTGTTGTCATCAAGCAGGCCGTTAACCTGTTTCGCTACGCCCTTCATAGCGTCTTCTGTACCAGAATAGGCGGCCACTGATGCCATTGCCGGCGCGAGTGTCGCCGCGCCGACGGCCAGCGCCTTGCCGCCGGTATCCTTTAGTTTTTCCTGCGCGGCTTTGGCTTTGTCGTAGCGCTGCTGAGCCTGACTAACCGTAGCCAGTCGTTGCTGCTGCTCGGCTAACTGCTGATTATAGCGTGCGGTGGCCTGGCTGATTTGGTCTGTGGCGCTCTTACTGCGGTCGAGTGCGACGCCATGCTGACCGATGGCCGTTGTGATCTGCGTTAATTTCTGTTGCTCGGCAGAGTGAGCGCGCGACAGCTGGGCGATAACGGCGCGCTGCTTCTCCAGTGCCGCCGTTTGTTCGTCTGTGCGGCCCTTGAGCGGGCCATATGCCGCGCGCATGGCGGCCGCTTGTGCTTTGGCGGCCTCAAGTTCGCGCGCGGTTTTATTGCTGGCCGTGCTGAGGCGATCGAAGCTGCTAGCCTGCCGATCTAAGTCTTTGAGGGTGGATTGTGTGGCTTTGATTTGTGCGGCCAGCGCCGCCGTACTGTTCCGTGCGGAACCGGCGGCGGCGCTGATGCCATTCGTCGCACCGAATGCGACTTTGATGTTTAGATTTCGATCTGTCATTCCGGGGTTCCGCTTCGCGCGGCCGCCCGGCTCCGCCACGCGATCAGCTCACTGATCGTCATGTCGTACATGGCCGACGGCGGCCAGTGAAAAATGGCGGCGACGTCTGCCATCGGGTCTTCAATGCACTCAAACGGGCATTGTGTTATTCGGCTACCGTCTCCGGCTCTGTCGGTGCCGAATTCGGTTGCAAAAAAGTGGCCACCGCATTAGCAAACTGACAGAAGTCCCACACGTCCATGCGACGTAATTCATCTGATGTCAGTGCCGGGCTGGTGACGCGCGGGATCAGCGTCATCAGCGCGTCAACGTCTGACGTCATCACGTCGTAGACTTTCAGCCCGCGCAGGCTGCCGGCCTGCCTCAGTGCATCGGTGATGGTGACAGTGGTTACGTCGCCGCCGGAACGGGTGAGTGGGGTTTGCAGTGTAATGGTCTGGGACATGGTTATCTCCGGTTAAAAATATGTTCGGTTCGTGTATGGGGCGGATTACAGCCCCATATTTGCTCGATGCTGTTCCATACGGTCGGCACCGCCGACTTTGAACACGGCGTTTATGACGTCGATTTCGATAACGTCTTCACCATCAATCGTCAGCTTGTAATACGTGTTTTTCAGGGTGAACTTGTTGGTGGTATCGTCGCCCATTTTTGCCGAGCCGGTGTCAATCTCGGTATAGCGGCCACGAGTCTGAACCTCGACCGGGACGGATTCGCCGTTGTCTTCCGACTGGTACGATCCTGCAAATCGGAACTGGATGGCATCGGCCGCCGGTGCGCCGTACTTTTTCAGCAGTCGTGCATCAACGCCGCCCATCGTCAGCTCCATGTCGAGCGCCCCGGCTTCCAGCCCCAAATCAATAGACACACTGCCGGGCATTCCGCCGCCCTGATAGTCTTCCATTTTTCGGCCGAGTTTGGGCAATGTCAGCTCAGGGATCATGCCAAGATAGCTATCGCCATCGATAAACATGTTGAAATATTTCAATTTCTTAGGCAGTGCCATAGTCAGCCCCCGAACGTATTGGCAAAGGTGGCGTAATACTCGTCCGTGAATTCCTGTACCAGATCCAGGTGTTCCAGCGGCGGGACGGGCGAATAGTTGTATTTGATGGTCAACTTGCCGGTACGTAGCGTTTCGCTGGTGTTGGCGTCGTTCTCATACCAGCATTTCGCGCCAAGCAGCTTTCCGGACGTGACCAGCGCCAACAGTTTTTTGTTGATACCGTCGATGATGTCTTTCGCCAGCGACGGCGTTAATGGCTTGTCGATGTACGGGAAATGCGCCTCGGCGATGGTGTCGGCGAGGATTTGTGCGGTACGGGTGTAACTTTCGAAGAAGAAGGTTTCCGCGTCGCAGGTGCGGGAACCCCAAAACCGAAACCCGTTTTGCTTGATCAGGGTGGTAACGCCGTTGCTGTTCAGGAAATCGGCGTCACTGTCCGTGCTTTGTAGGGCAAAATACACGTCCTTGCTGATGCCCAGCACGTTATCTACCGCGACGTTAGATAAAACCTTATGCCAGCCCTGTTCTTCGTCTATTTTTGCGCGCAGGCCGAGCGCATACGCCACTGCCGGAACGGTTTCGGTCTTGGCCGCCGGGGCGTTGTAGGCGATCCAGTCGGGCCAGATGATCATCAGCTCGCGTTGCGAGAAGTTTTTACGGTACGCAACGGCCTCCGCCATTGTTGCGCAGTCGTGGGCTGATACGTACGCGAATGCCCGCAGCTTTTCAGCGATAACAGCCAGTTGTGCGGATACTACCTGCGTATCCAGGCCGGGAACGCCCAATACGCGAGGTCGGTAGCCTACGCGTGCTTCAGCGGACAGCAGTGCAAACAGGCCGGTGTAGCGCCCGTTGGCGTCCGTGCCGCCGATAATCAGCTGATCCTGCGTCGGTGCGGTTTCGCCGTTGGCGGCCGCAATGTTGCTGGCATCAGCGACGCGCACAACGATGGTGTAAGGGCTGGTTTGGTCAGAAATCGCTTTCAGCGTTTTATACAGCGTGCCGGTTTTACCGGCTTTGCCCAGCACTTTGGATACTCGCGTCAGCAAAACCGGCTCATTCAGGGGAAATGTTGTGGCGTCGGCATCATCAGCGGTACAGACAACGCCGATCACCGCTGAATTGATATCGGTGATGATGGTGCTGATGTCTGTTGATTCGCCGACGCCGACGCCGTGGTGATACGTGTCACTCATGTCATAGCCTCGATCTGTCAAATGTCCGCCATCATCATCGCCGCCAGACGGCGCCCGCGCACGGCGTTTGCGGTGTCGCGGGTCGGCGACAATCAACGGCCGTCGTTGTTACGCGCGCGCGTAGTCAAAATGGGGCATCAATACAGAACGGCGGAACAGCATGTCAGACATCATCAGCAGTGCGATCAGCGACATTTCAGACAGGCTTTGCGATTACTCGCCGCGCCCGGCGTTTTTAATTCGCATGGGAGATGAACAGATAACAGAGCTAAACGATCGCGTGATGTCGCTGACGCTGACGGATAACCGCGGGTTTGAAGCGGACACGCTGGAAATTACGTTGGACGACGCGGACGGAAAACTATCGTTGCCGGACAGGGGGGCGAAATTGCGTGTCGCGCTGGGCTGGCAGGGTGAGCCGCTGATCGATAAAGGGGTGTTCACTGTAGACGAAATCACGCATCAGGGGCCGCCTGATCAGTTGATTGTCAGCGCCCGCAGCGCGGATTTCAGAAACACGTTCAACGTGCGTCGGGAATACAGCTGGCACAACGTCACCGTGGAATACATCGTGTCGGCCATCGCCAGCAGGTACGGGCTAAAGGCCGGTGTATCCTCACACCTGGCTAAGCTGGAGCTGGATCACGCTGACCAGACCAATGAGTCTGATATCTCATTCCTCACGCGTATGGCGGAAATGATTGGTGCAGTGGCAACGGTTAAAAACGGCATGTTGTTATTTTTTGTGCCAGGACAATCGCTATCGCAAAGCGGGAAGCCGCTGCCGGTCATTACCATCACGCGCAGCAGTGGTGACCGTCACTCATTCCGCGTTGCTGATCGCGACGCATACACCGGCGTGACCGCCTATTGGCTGGATTTGAACTTCGGTAAAACCAAGCCCAAAAAAGTCAGGCGTAAGAGACGGACAACAGCCAGAACGGCAACGAAAAAGAAAAAAGAACCGGCATCCAGCGCCCGGGAGGGCGGGTATCTTGTCGGCACTGACGGCAATGTGTTTGTGATGCGAAAGACGTTCAAGACCGAGCGAGCGGCCCGCACCGCTGCCGATGCGCACTGGCGAAAACTCCAGCGCGGTGCCGCGGAATTTAACATGACGCTGGCTCGCGGGCGTGCTGATCTGTATCCAGAGCTACACGCTAAAATGTCCGGATTCAAAGCGGCGATTGATGCGGCGGATTGGGTGATCACACGGTGCGTACATGAAATCGGCGGTAATGGTTTTACCACGTCGCTGGAATTTGAGGTGAAAATTACGGACTGGAATATCAAAGAACCGGAAGATGATGCGGTTGATGACGATGATGATTAA